TACACCTGCTGAATATGCAAACGACGAATGGTATGTTGAAGGAGTAGGCGACAAAATTCGTCTTGTTAATGAAAACGATTTAACAATTCCTGCCGCTTACAGCAGTGATGTACTAGTACCATTTGACAGTGCAGGATTTGACAGACTTCCGTTTGGTAATGCAAACTCATTTGCTACTGTAAAAGATTACATTGTAATTAATAGAGCAAGTGCTGATAGAAACGCTTGGTCACGTTACAACAAATGGTTCCACAAAAGTGTAGTTGAAGCAAGCGCATCATATAATAATCAACTTCCTCTTGTAGATCAAAGTGCAAGAGCAAGTCGTCCTATTATTGAATTTGAAGCTGGACTTAAACTACACAATTTTGGTACACAAGCGAAGAAAGACATTGAGCTAATTGACACAATTACAACAGACGCATTTAGTATTATTGAAGGCGCTGAAGGTTACAACGTTGACGGCATTGACCTTGCAGAAGGTATGCGTATTATTTTTGCTGCTGAAACTGACATTTTAGTACGTGCAAAAGTATATGAAGTTAAGTTTATTAATTTTAACAACAATAGACAAATTAGCTTAATCGAAGCAGAAGATACATTACCACAAGAAAACGAAACTGTTATTGTTCGTAACGGTAACGACAATAGAGGTAAACTATTTTGGTACAATGGAGACACTTGGGTAGAAGCACAAGCTAAAACAAAAGTTAACCAAACACCTCTTTTTGATATGTTCGACGAAGAAGGTAACAGTTTTGGTGACAAGTCTGTATATGGCGTATCTACATTTGCTGGAAATAAAGTATTTGCTTACATTGAAAGCAACGTAGAAGCAGAAGATTCGGAATTAGGTTTCGGTTTAACTTATCGTTCAATTGAAAACTTAGGTGATATTAGTTTTGAATTTCCTTTGATTAGCGACACTTTCGAGTATCAAGTTAATGACACAGTACTAACAGTTAAAACAGAAACAGGTTATCTAAGAAAGTACCAAGATTTAACAAACTATGTTTCTCAAAATGGTTGGTCTAGAGCAAAGAGCCCAAGTAGACAAGCAGTTATTCGTCAATATGTTGTTGATGCGCAATTTAACGACTTTGCAGTTGATGTATTTGATAACAGCGGAGATCTAAATGATCTTCGTGTTAAGGTTATTCTTAACAACAATGTGAAAGTAGAAAACACAGATTACGTTATCAACAGAATAAACGGTGTAGCGTACATTACTTTTACAACTGACCTAGTAGCAAACGACAACGTTGTATTAAAGTGCTACAGTGCATCGGACAAAAACGAAAATGGCTACTACGAAATTGCGCACAACTTAGAGCGTAATCCGCTTAATGCTAATATGAGTATGTTTACGCTTGGCGAAGTGATCGATCACGTAGGTACTATTGTTGAAGATGCTCCTAACTATTTAGGTGCAGCATACCCTGGTACAAGCAATTTGCGTGATTTAGGTGACGTAGATGCATACGGCAAGCGATTTGTAAAACATACAGGTCCTATGAACCTAGCACTATACCACTTGGTAAACAAAGAAGCAAATATCGTTAAAGCACTAAAATTTGCTAGAGCAGAATATGCTAAATTTAAACGTCAATTCATTCAAACAGCAGAATCATTAGGTTTTGACGGATATCCTAAACAGCACGTTGATTTAATCATGCGTACTATTAATGCTCAAAAAACTGAGCGTATGCCGTTCTACTTTACAGACATGGTTCCAACAGGTGGCGCTAAACACATTCAGCACGAAGTAAAAGCTAGTGATGGAGATTACTTTGCATTAAGCGCACCATTTAGTTTAAGCAATCATACTGCAAAAGCAGTACTGGTCTACCTAAACAATGTACAACTTACACACGGTAAAGATTACACATTTAACGACGAAGGATTTATCCGTGTAACTGCTGAAAAACAATTCCGTGACGTTATCGATATCTTTGAATATGATACTACTGACGGTAGCTTTGTTCCGAGCACTCCTACTAAACTAGGTTTGTATCCTGCTTTTGAACCACAAATTTACGTCGACAACACTACGCTTGAATCACGTACAGTAATACAAGGACACGATGGTAGTATTACACTAGCATATGGCGACTTCCGTGATGACTTGTTGCTTGAGTTAGAACGCAGAATCTACAACAACATTAAACAAGCATACCGCACAGACATATTAGATATTCATGAGTTTGTAGGCGGCGAATACAGAAACACAGGATTCTCTAAAACTAATATTGACAGATCTATTGTATCTGACTTTGTACAATGGCTAGAAATTGCAGGCGATCCTGATTACACAACCAACGAAAACTATCAAGAATCTAATTCGTTCACGTACAACTACAGCAGCATGAGTTCACCGAGCGGTGAAACGCTACCTGGATGGTGGAGAGCTGTATACCGTCAAGCATACGACACTGACCGCCCACATACACATCCTTGGGAAATGCTAGGATTTACTGTTAAACCAAGTTGGTGGGAAGACGAATACGGTCCTGCTCCTTACACAAGTGCTAACATTGTTCTTTGGGAAGATCTAGAGCAAGGCGTTATTCGTGAGCCAGGCGTACCTGTTCGCAGAAACAAAAAGTATGCTAGACCTGGACTATTAAACCACATCCCTGTAAACGACCAAGGACAGATACTTTCGCCACTAGAAAGCAACTATGCACAAGGATTTATTCAAAGCCTTACAAGAGAAGAATTTAAATACGGTGACGAAACTCCTGTAGAAACAGCATGGCGCAAAAGCTCAGAATATCCATTTGCATTAATTACTGCATGGGTACTAAACCAGCCTACTAAGATTATAGGCGTAGGCTTTGACTTGAGCAGAATGGCAAGAAATGCTGTAGGTAACCTTGTTTACACAGAAACAAACACAATATTAAGACTAAAAGATCTTGTATTCCCTAATACAATACAAGACGACCAGCGTGTTATTACTAGTGGTCTTGTAAACTATGTTTACAATTACCTAGCAAGTAGCACAACTGCAAGTTACGAAACATATCAGTCTAACATTAAATCTATTAACAATCAACTTGCAATGAAAGTTGGAGGATTTACTGAGAAAGCTAAATTTAAACTTATACTTGATTCAAGAACTCCACTAAACGAAGGTAACGTATTTGTACCTGAAGAAAACTATCAAATTTTCCTAAACACAAGTGCCCCTATCGAAACTGTTAGCTTTAGTGGCGTTATTATTGAAAAAGCAGCAAGTGGGTTTATTATTAAAGGTTACGACAAACAAGTTAGTGAATTTAAATACTTTGAACCGGTAGTTAAATCTAACGATCCTGTTATTAATGTAGGCGGCGTATCAGAATCATTTGTTGAATGGAGTGAGCGTAAGCAATACGTTAAAGGACAAAATGTAAGGTATAACGGAGTATACTACAGAGTTTCAAACAGTCATGTAAGCTCTACAGACTTTGCAGCAGACAACTTTGCAAAACTAGCTACTCTACCACAAGTAGGCGGCCGTGATGCTGTATTACGTAGATCATTTACCAACCGTGTTAGCACGTTACCGTACGGAACATTAATACGTTCAGTACAAGGTGTAGTTGACTTTATGTTAGGATACCAAGAGTACCTAGAAAGTCAAGGCATTGAATTTGAATACTTCAATGAAGAAACCGGTCTTGTAGAAGATTGGAATTTCTCAGTAAAAGAATTCTTGTTCTGGACTACACAAAACTGGGCAGCAGGCAGTGCAATTGCACTAAGCCCGGGCGCAGAAGAATTACGTTTCTCAAGAGACTTTGCTGTTGTTGACAACATATTTGACAACTTCTACGATTACAGTCTTCTAAAAGCAGACGGTAAAAAACTAGAACGTTCGTTTAGCAGCATTGCTAGAGATAGTGAAAATACCTTCGGATTAAAAACTAAGAATACAGCAGACGGTGTGTATGCAGTACGTTTACCACTAGTTCAAAAAGAACATGTTGTATTGCTTGATAACAAAACAGTATTCAACGATTACATATATGATCCAGAAGCAGGATACCGTCAAGAACGTATTAAAGTTACAGGTTACCGTTCAGACAACTGGTCAGGCGGACTACACATTCCTGGATTTGTATACGATAGTGCAGAAGTAACTGACTGGGAGCAGTGGAAAGACTACGGCATCGGCAGTCTTGTAAAATATAAAGAATTCTACTATGTTGCACTAGGTAACTTAACTGGTGTAGAACGCTTTAATAGTTCTGACTGGGAACGTCTAGACGAACGTCCAGAATCTAAAATGTATCCAAACTTTGATTACAGAATCAATCAGTTTGCAGATTTCTACGACTTAGACAGCGACAACTTTGATGTAGAACAACAGAAACATGCACAGCACTTAATAGGATACCAAAAGCGTCAATACCTACAGAACATTATTAATGACGAAGTAAGTCAGTTTAAGTTCTATCAAGGCATGTTACAAGACAAAGGTACTGCAAATGCACTTACTAAATTGTTCGATGCATTAAGTAGTGCAGACAAAGACAGCTTAGAATTCTACGAAGAATGGGCTGTTAGACTAGGACGTTACGGTGCTACAGATAACTTCGAAGAAGTAGAATACATCATTGACGAGAAACAACTAAAACTAGATCCGCAACCTATTGAGCTAGTTGACAGTATTCCGCCTAATGACGTAGACCTAACATATAAAATTAAAAGAGGCGATGTATATTCTGCTCCTAAAGACTACGACCATGCACCGTTCCCTGTTACATTAAACCCGCAAAGCGATACTCGTTCTGCAGGCTATGTGTTAGATGAAGATGTTGCATACCGTGTTGATGACAAATATGATCTATTAGGTAAAGACATAAATGCAATTGGACCTGAAGATTACATATGGGTAACTGGTAGAAATCAAGACTGGGATGTGTTACAATTAGTTACTACTGATTACCGAGTAACTAAAATAGAAACATTTGCCGAAAGTGCAGATAGCTTTACAGGCAGCGACACTCCTGGAGCATTTTTCTATCTAAACAAATCTGCAATTGACTTTAGTGTTAATGACATTATTGGTTTAAGCAATGTAGAAATTGAAAACCAAGGTTTCTTTGAAATTGTAGATATTCAGAATAATAAACTTTCAGTTCTTGTACCTGAAGAACAATCTTTAAATGCAACAGCAGAAGATGAAACAATCAACGGTTATATTGCATTGTTAAGAAGTGTAAGAGCTAAAACAAATGAAAATTTATCTCCAGTTGAAACTGCTAATGATTCGTTAACAGGCAACTTGTTAGACAACCAGCGTGTTTGGATCGACGGTGTTGACGAAACTAATTGGAAAACCTTACAGAAATCAAGAAGTTTTGTTGATTACAACGAAATAATAAATCCTGTAATAGCATCTGTAGACAACAGTGTACAATTTGGATCAAGTATTGCTGTTAATAGAGCAAATACTCGATTAGTAGTAGGCAATCCTACTAGCGGAAACGGCAGTGTTTCTGCATTTAGTCGTCCGAGTATTAGTACAGAATTTACTCCAGGTGAAACTATCGAACCTAATCTAGACTTTGAAAGTTTTGGTACTAGTGTTGCAATGAGTGAGGATGGAAACATTCTTGTTGTAGGCTCTCCTGAAGCAACAGACATTCGAACAAATTACCTAGGCGAATACAGCAAACTAATAACATACGAAGAAAACTCGATTGTTAAGTATTCAGAAAATTATTGGAGAGCAGTACGTGAAGTACCTGCTGAAAATGAAACAGTATCATTTACAACATTTGACAGTTATGCGTTCCTTGAAAAGAACAACGACAGTAGCCAACTAAACCTTCTACTACAAGGATCTCCGTACCTAGCAAATGAAGTAACTGATCACATGCTAGTAAAAGCTCCAATTGATCAGTACCGTGCAACTAAGCCAGGTGATAAACTGTTCTTAAAATGGAATCTATACACTAACTTTAATAGAACTGCTGATAGTGAAACACCTGTTCAACCGTTCCCAGATAGAATTAATACTGCAAATAGAGAACCAACTCCGACATATTTAACTAATACAGACGTTAATGATCGTCGAATTGCACCAAATGCAGACTTTATCAACGGCGAGCACGAAATTATTCAAAAGATTGACCAAGTGTTACTCTTAACAGGTTATGCAAACCCGCCAGTTGTAGGTGATGTAGTTACTACTACTACAGGCCTAGGAACTGTATACAAAGTCTTTAAGAAAGACTTCAGCATGGTACTTTACATTATTAATGTAAATGGTGATTTCTTAAAAGATGGTGAATTGTTTAGAAACGATCAACTAGTCGGTAACTACACAATACCTCATTATAATACATCTCCAGACGCAGACGGTTGGTGGTACATTAATACTGATCACTTCTATCAAACAAGTGACGAATTTACAGATACTATAGATTATGCATATCCTGGATATGGGCTAGTGTATCAAGACATTTTTGTATTAGAAGATGACGGCACATACAGAAGAAATAATCCAAATTACTTCTTTACAAGTTTAGACGAAGTTGCTGCTGATAGTGAAAACAGAGCATTTGGAAACGACAACGAACTTGGATTTATAACAACGTTGAGTCACTTTGGTGACTCGTACTTTGGTTCAGTTCGTGAAATACGTGACAGTCGTTGGTTAGTTCGCTTGCCACAATCTGCAGAAGTTAAAGTAGGTATTGACAGTTATGTTAATATATGGATCGACGATGACGCTGATCCGGTCAATACTGAACTAACTGGCATAGATCCTGCTCGCATTAACGTTGAACCAGCAGACGGCTTCCCAGGCGCTCATAGAATTAGAGATTTCTGGGATGGTTACATAGACTTTACACAAACTAATACTCAGCGCGGCGCTGATATTGACATTGCTTCTGACCCAGACACTGATTTAGGTGACTTCTACGAACCTGCAATTGGCGATATTATTGAAGATGCACTAACAGGTGCAACAGCAGAAGTTGTGTACTACATTAAACGTAATATTGCAGATGCAAGAGTATACGTTAAAAATGTATCAGGTAATATTAACAATCGTCACAGAGACTTTACATTACTTGACAATATACAATTACAGACTCTTGAAAACGGACTGCTAAACAAACGCACAATGGGTCAAATACGTAAAATTAGTTTAGCTAACAATGTTGACAATGTAGGTAAACTAGCAGTATTCCAAGAAAGTGCTCCTCAGTCATTTGATCAGTACGGGTTGCCGGTTTATCCTGCAGGTGCGTTTACATTCCCTGCAAATGCTAACTCATACGGCGAGCAGCCAGAATTTAGAGATTTGAATACATTTGCGTATGTAAACAAAGAATACTGGATATATCAAGAAAACTTTGACGAAACAGGTAGAGACTTGCCTGCAAGTCTACCAGCAACAACAAACAGAGATTGGAATTTAATTTATAATATCCCTGTTGTTGAATCTGGCTTTACTCAGCATACAGGCGCTAAAGGTGTGTACACAATATACAGACGTTTAGGCGACACATGGCAACTTATAAATTCTTATACAATTCCGGGTGCTGACATTAACGTAGGTAAAACAGTTGATATTACTCAAGACGGAACTGAGTATAGAATTTATATAGGTACACAGAGCAAAGTACACTTTGTAAAAGCAGGTCTAGACGAAAATGATAATGTTATCAACTACGTTCTAGATATTGATCCTAATTATAGAGGTGAATACAAAAATGAAAATGCTTACCGCTTAAACGAAATAGTATTGTACAACAATAAACTGTTTAAGTCATTAACATTTAATACAGGTGTATTACCGAGCAATAGTTTGAAGTGGTCTCTTGTAACTTCTGAAGTTGCAAACAGTCACTATGTTCCTATTGATGCAAACATTTACAATGACGAATTGTTTAATGCAGTAGATACACTTGAAACTTTCTCTCTAGATATTGCAGTAGCAGAACGTGGACATGTGTTTGCAACGTCTATTAAAACATCAACAGATATTGATGCAGATAACAAAGTTGTAGTTTACAGACTAAACCAAGAAGGACGCTATGTATGGAGCCAGACTATTGTTGCTCCTGCAAGTGATACTGGTTGGGCATCTAGCATCGACATGTCTAAAGATGGTAAGACCCTAGTTATTGGAGATCCAGGCAACGACACAGACGGTACAGACAACGGAAGAGTATTTGTTTACAAAATGAACAATGCTGTTATTCCGCAGTTTGAATTGAATCAAACTATACACTCTCCAAGAAAAGAAAAGTTTGAAAAATTTGGAACACAAGTTAGTATCACTGATAAGTGGATTGCAGTATCGAGCTTCAACGGCGATATAACAATTAAAACAACAATGGATGGCGATGCTACTACACTTGACAGAGACTTTACTACATTTAGTAAACAGTCTACTGACAGCGGCAGCATTACACTTTATCAAGAAATAGACGGTGATTACTTAATTGCAGAAGAACTAGAACACCCAAGTGTAACAGATGCTATATTTGGTGACCTAGTAATTGTAAATGGCAACGAAGTTTATGTTGGAACACCTAGATTAATCAAAGAAAATGGTGTTAAAGGTGCAGTAATTAATTACAGCATGCCACGAGGACAATACAGTTGGGAAGTATTACGCTCAAGCGTTGACGTTGTTGACCTTAAGAAAATCAAACAAGCGTTCTTGTACAATGTTAAAACTAATCAATTAGTTGACTACTTAGATTACATCGACGTACAACAAGGCAAAGTTGCAGGTCCAGCAGAGCAAGAAATTACATTCAAAAGTTACTACGACCCTGCACGTTACAATAATGCACTTCTTGCAAGACAGTTTAGCGAATACAACAACTGGGAAGAAGAGTATGTTGGTAAACTATGGTGGGATTTAAGCACCAGCAGATTTAAAAATGCATACAGTGGCGATGCAATAATGCAAACAAACCGTTGGAATAAAATTGTTCCAGGTTACAGTGTTGATGTTTACGAATGGGTAGAAAGTAATCTTATTCCTAGCGAATGGGACGCAGTTGCAGATACTCCAGAAGGTTATGCAAAAGGTATCAGCGGTACATCTCGTTACAGTGACGATGCATATTCACAGAAACTAGTGTTTGATCCAGTAAGTCAGTCATTTAGTACAAAATACTATTTCTGGGTTAAAAACAAGTTTACTATTCCTGATGTTGACGGAAGAAGCATTAGTGCAGGCGATGTTGCAAATCTTATTAGAGATCCACAAGGACAAGGATACAAATTTGCTGCACTACTAAGCAACCGTAGATTTGCACTGTTTAACTGTAAGAGTCAAATTGCTGATACTGATGTTGCATTAAACGTAGCATACTACACACAAGATACGCAAGAACAAAACGTTCACAGCGAGTATCAAATTATCAGCGAAGGCTTAGAAACAAGCCAACCAAAAGCTGATGTTACTCGCAAGTGGATTGATAGTTTAGTAGGTTATGATGGACAAGGTCGTCAAGTTCCTGATCCAGCATTGTCGCCTAGACAGAAGTACGGTAACTTGTTTATGCCGCGTCAAAGCTGGTTTGTTAATAGACAAGAAGCTCTAAAACAAACAATTGAAAGAGCAAACATTGTTCTATCACAAAACATTATGGTTGACGAGTTTGACTTTGACAGACTAAACAGCCAAGAACCTGCTCCGTTAGCAACTACATTTACATACGATTATGCAGTTGATACTATCGAAGACCTAGGGTTTGTTGGTACTGTTAAAGCAGAACCTGCAAAAATTAGACTAGATATTCGAAACGGTACAGTAGTTAAAGCCACTATTACTAACAAAGGACGTAGTTATGTTGATCCTACATATGTTCTTGGAGAAAGCGCAAGACGTCGAGGTCCTAGCTACACTGTAATTGGATCAGGCACAGGTTTAGAACTTGATTTAACTATTAACAATTTAGGCCAAGTTTCTAAAGTTGACATCTTATCTGGTGGTACAAACTATGAAGCGACTACACAAGTAGTTGTACGTAGACTAAGTGTCCTAGTTCGAAACGATTCAAGTGTAGACGGTCGCTGGGCAATCTACGAATGGAACGAAATATTAAGAAAGTGGGATAGAAAACGTGTACAAAGTTTCAACACTACATTGTACTGGAACTACACAGACTGGTATGCAGAAGGTTACAATCAATTTACAACAATTGATTACTCAGTAGACTTTAGTTACCAGTTGCCGTCAATTAACGATAGCATCGGTGACGTTGTTAAGATACAAACTATTGGTTCAGGCGGTTGGTTACTTCTTAGAAAAGTAGCAGACACAGGATCAAGAGATTACACTGAAGACTACGAAACAATTGGCAGACAAAACGGTACTATAAAATTAAGTTCAAGACTGTACGATGTTGCAGTAAGCAGTGTAGGCTTTGATGCATTTGCGTTTGACAGCAAGTTCTATGATTCGGAGCCTGTTGCAGAAACACGAAATATACTAGAAGCACTAAAAGAAGACTTGTTTGTTGATACACTTGCACAAGCATACAACGAATTATTCTTTGCTAGTGTACGTTATGTACTAAGTGAGCAGTTTAATGTAGACTGGGTATTCAAAACAAGTTTTGTAAAAGCAAAACACAATGTAGGCGAACTAGAGCAGAAGATTACGTACCAAAACGACAACTTGCCTAGCTACAATGATTACATTGAAGAAGTTAAACCTTACAAGACAAATGTACGTGAATACTTGAGTGCATACGAAAGAATTGAAAACACAAATACATTAACATCAGACTTTGATGTTCCTCCATACTACGACACTACAACTGGCAAAATTACAACCAGTGAAATGAAAGTAATTGACAGCAGTTTAGTAGGATTAGAACCAAGATTTGATGAATATCCAGATAAAAACTGGTTAGACACAGTTGGGTTTGAAGTTACTGATATCGCAATTGCTACTCCTGGTTCTAAATACAAGAATCCACCAGTAGTGTTTATTGAAGGCGGCGGCGGAAGCGGCGCAACTGCTCGAGCATACATCGGCCGCGGAAGTGTTGTAAGAGTTGAAGTTACTAATCCAGGTAGCGGATATCTAAGTGCTCCTACAGTACGTCTAGTAGGTTCAGTTGAAGATGGAGGCGAAGAAGCAAAACTAACAGCAATCATAGGTAACTCGCTTGCTAAGAGCATCAAAGTTATTACTAAGTTTGACAGAGTTAGTGGCGAATACTTTATCCTAAGCCTTCCAGAAACACAAACATTTACTGGAACAGCACAAACAGTTAAGTTTACGCTAAACTGGCCAATGGAAATTAAAACAAACCGTGTATCAGTATTTGTAGATGGCGAAAAACAACTTCGCAGCAAATTTACATACACTAATATCAAAGACACAAGTGCTAGCTACGATAGATACTTAGGTCAAATTGAGTTTGTTAATCCGCCGGCACTAGATGCACAAATTGTTGTAGAGTACAGCAAAGATCCTGCAATGCTACAAAGTGCAGATCGTATTAGAGAATTCTACAAACCAACTGCTGGCATGCCTGGTATTGATCTAGGACAGCTAATGAAGGGCGTAGATTACGGCGGCGTAGAAGTACGCAGTTTTGATTTTGAAGGTCCTGCAGGTTGGGATACAGATGGATGGTACGCAGAACCGTGGGATACATACGACAACACATTTGAAGATATATTGTTCGTAGCAGACGGTACTACTGCTGTTGTTGATCTAGACGAGCCGCTAGAAGACGGTGTTGTTTACAACATATACCGTAATGGTGTAAGAGTAGATGATCCAAATTACAGCACAACACCTATTAACCCAAATGCTATTACATCTAGTATTATAGGTGACGGTGTTACAACAACAGTTGATTTAACAGAAGTTCCTACTGAAGACGGTGACAGAATTATAATTCGAAAAGTTACGTCGGACGGTAGCTTCTTACCAGACGGTGATAGCTTCGACACTTTACTTGAAGGCGGCAACTTAACATACGGTAACGCTAGTGGTGTAAATGCAGAAGATATAGTTGTAGACGGTGATTTGTTTGTTACTCCTGTAACTAGCGGAGGACCAGAAGAACTAGTTCCTGGACAAGTAATGGATTCTGTAGACATTAAAGTGTACGAACGAATTGGCCAAGGACAAGGTGAAGTTTACAATCAAAACTATATTACAGATGGTGTTACAGCAGAATTTGATCTAGGTTTGTTCCCTAACAGCGATGATGCAGTGATTGTTAAACTAGCAAACACTGTCCTAGCTGCTAGTGAATATACTATTGATAGAACAGAGCAAACACTAATATTTAATAGTGCTCCGGCAGCAGGCCAACGTTTAACAATACTAAGTATTGGTAAAAACGGCCAAAACATTCTTGATATTAACAGCATTGTTGCTGATGGCTCTAGTCCTATACTATCAACTAAAGTTCAATGGACTAAAAACTTACAGTTCGTATATACAGTTGACGGTGTTACACCTGAGAAAGGTACTGTAATTCCAACAGAAGACGAAAACGGTTTTGTTGTATTTGAATTTGCAGCAGGCGATCCGCCAGCAGGCACAGTACTCGATTACGAAATCTATGCAAACGACGATCAGCAAAATTACAGTAAAGTAATGAAAGATACGTTTGTAGCAGATGGCAGCACTGTCAGTTTTGATCTAGCAGTTGCTCCGGCGGTGAGACAACCTGCACAATACTACACTATTGTCGAAGTAGACGGTAAAGTACAAAGTCCAGGATACAACATCCAGTACATTGTAGAAGATCCTTTAAGAGTGGAATATGCACTTGAAAAATTCCAAGTACCAGATTCTACTATACAAACTGCATTCTTAGAAGTGTATGTAAACGGAGAGTTGCTAGCACAGGGCAGTGAATACCGTGTTAACGTAGGAAACTCGAGTGTTGTACTTGATCCGGGTGTAGTAGTTGCAGGTGACGAATTAGAAATATTCTTAACAAATACTGGCGACTACCAAATAGACGGTGCCACTGTAACATTTAATGTTGGCAGCGAGCCTGCACAAGATGCAGTAATTAATGTTTACTCATTTACTAACCACGATGTAACTGGTTTAGAGCGTTACACATATGACATGGTTATTAGAAGCAGCCTAACACAAGGTACTAACGAGTTTTCAAGATATCACAGTATCAAAGGTGGTAAGATTGAACTTGCTACTCCGGCAGTAGGCGTACAATATGTTTGGGTAATGGTAGACGGCGAATGGCTAATGCCAACAGTTGATTACGATCTAAGCCTAGACAAGAGAATTGTACACTTAAAAGATGCTCCTGCAAAAGACGTAACTGTTGATGTGTTACACTTTGCAGCTCCTTTAAGCTCTCCGAGAATTGCATTTAGACAGTTTAAAGACATTCTAAACAGAACGCACTACAAACGTGTCGACAATGCACAAGGAATTGTACTTGCACAAGATCTAAACAACTACGATTTGCGTATTGAAGTAGAAGATGCAAGTCTACTACCTAATCCGGATCGTAGATCTAACAAACCGGGTATTATATTCATTGATGGTGAGCGTATCGAATACTTTGTTAAAGACGGTAACACGTTACGTCAATTACGCCGCGGTACATTAGGTACAGGTGTAGGAGTAAATTACCCTGCAGGAACAACTATCGAAGCACAAGGCCCAGATAAAAATATTCCTTATGCAGATGAGGTAATTACTACAAACATCGATGCAACAGAAGGACAAACTAGAATTGCACTAGATTGGATTCCAGTAGCAGGCGTTAATGAGTTTGAGTTATTCGTTGCAGGCACTAGAATGAGTAAAACTCCAATCGAAGTATTTGATCCTACACTAGCTATTGATAGCCCAGAAGGTGATGTAACACACCCTGCAGACTTTACTGTTGAATACACATACAACAGCAACGGAACAATTGCTACAGCAGAAGTTGTATTAACAAATCCTGCAAGTGAAGGAAACAGAATAACTATAGTTAGAAAACAAGGTAGACTTTGGACTGAGCCAGGTACTCCGCTCAAAGATGCACAAAACGATATTGGTAATTTCTTACGTCAAAGTGTAAGTGAGCTACCTGAATAAATACAGTATAGGAATGGAACTGAAAACATGATTAACGAAAACAGTGGCGTATACGTACAAGGTTACATCAAAATCCATAACCCGGAAACAGGTGAAATCTTCGTAGATAAGAAAAATGCTATACACTATGAAAATATGAGTATAGCATTAGCAGAGAGTCTTGGCAATGCAGGCCAAGGCCCTATAGCAGAAATGTGCTTTGGTAATGGCGGTACTAACGTAGACCCGACAGGTATTATCACGTACCTAACACCAAACAGCACAGGTACTAATGCAGGACTTTACAACCAAACATTTATAAAAGTTGTAGATGATCGCAATGCAAACAACACAGATCCAACACGTAATAAGATTGAAACTAGACACATAAGTGGTACTAACTATACAGATATTCTTGTTACTTGTTTGTTAGACTACGGTGAACCAAGCGGCCAAGATGCATTTGACACTGCCACTGATCAAGATGCACGTTATGTATTTGACGAAATTGGTCTTAGAGCTGCCGGTCCAGATGGCACAGGCACAGGACGTTTGATCACACACGTTATATTCCACCCTGTACAAAAGTCACTTAATAGACTTATCCAAATTGACTACACTGTACGAGTACAAAGTTTGAGTGGAGGTAATGTATAATGCCATATACTATACGTTTCACTGACGAAATTAACAAAGGTTCTCTATTAATTGAAGATAGAGAAATTAACACAACAGATACCAGTCTTCAGTTTCCTGGTAAACAAGCAACAGCATACGGCACAGCAATTGGTGAAAACTTTCTACACTTGCTAGAAAACTTTGCAGCAAACAATCCGCCAAGCAATCCTGTAGAAGGTCAAACTTGGTACGATAATACTATTGGTGTTGACCAGCTTAAAGTATATGATGGTACTAACTGGGTTGCAGCAGGCGGCCTAAAACGTGGCGATACTGTTCCTGAAATTTCTAACTCTGTTAAAGGTGACCTTTGGGTTGATACAGATAATCAGCAGTTGTACTTGAATAACGGTGCTAATTGGATTCA